CGAGAGGCGAGATGGGTGCTTTACCTGATGATGCTAAACAAGATTTAAAAATAAACTACCTACAAAGAGAAGTAGATAATTTACGCAAAGTAGTTAAAGATTTAGAAATTAAACAAGCAAAAAGTGAGCAATGAGACTAAGTAAAAACTTTGTGTTATCAGAGATTACTCGAAGTAACACAGCCAAAAGACTTGGAATAGATAATGAACCGACAAAAAAAGACTTGGAGAATATCCAAAGGCTTATTACAAATATTTTACAGCCTCTTCGCAACCATCTTGGTCCTATCAGGATTAGTAGTGGTTATCGCAACAAGGAACTCAATCGTGCTATTGGTGGAAGCACTAAGTCACAGCATTGTAAAGGCGAAGCACTTGATATACAATTTTGGAGAGATGGTCAAATGTGTAATAAAGAAGTTTACGACTGGATTATAGATAACGCTATTGAGTTCGACCAAATGATAAATGAATTTGACTTTTGTTGGATACACGTATCTCTAAAAAAAGAAAACAATAGAAAGCAAGTTCTTGAAGCCATTAAAGATGAAGAAGGAGATACTAAATATAGGTACGCAGATATATGAGTAAATTATTGAAATTGTTAGGTGGTAATGTAATAGACAAGATTGGTAATGTTATAGACAATCTATCTACATCAGATGAGGAAAGACTTGCTGCAAGGAAGGCTATAAAAGAAGTTTTAGCTAAAGCAGAGCAAGACGCTCAAGAGCAAGTTACTCGTAGATGGGAAGCTGATATGAGAGCTGATAATTGGCTATCTAAAAACATTAGACCACTTACTATGATATTCCTTACCTTTATCCTGGTGTTATTATCATTTTTAGATGGTAACATAGGTGGTTTTAAAATAGATGATGCTTACAAACCAATATACCAAACATTATTAATTACAGTCTATGGAGCTTACTTCGCAGGTAGGTCTATAGAGAAACTTAAAAAGTAATACTTTTGCCAAACTTACCTAAAGGTAGAAAAAAGAAGCCTACAGACCATAATAAATCTTGGGGTGGTGATACATCATTTTACAGAACTTATGCGTGGAGAAAGCTCCGTATGGTCGTTCTAAGAGAGAATCCTTTATGTGTTCATTGTTTGGGTGAAGGTTTTACAAAAGAAGCTGATGTGGTTGACCACATTATACCAGTTAAAAAATGGGAAGAGGGTAGGTTAGACATATCTAATTTACAGGGATTATGTCACTCTTGTCACAATAGAAAAACATATCACGAGAACAGAAATTATGAAGAATAGATATAGAAGTAGGTTTGAGGAAGATGTTTGTTCTCGTTTAAAAGTACCTTTTGAATATGAAACAATTAATCTATATTACGAAGTTAGAGAGCAACGGAAATACATACCTGATGTTATACTTCCCAACGGAATCATTATTGAATTAAAGGGTAGGTTTACAGCAAAAGATAGGAAAAAAATGTTGTTAGTTATAGAACAACACCCTGAGCTTGATATTAGAATGGTGTTTATGAGACACACAAATAAATTAAATAAGCACAGTCGCACTACATACGCCCAATGGTGTGATAAGCATAATATAAAATGGGCATCTAAAATTATACCTGAAGAATGGATCAAGGAAAAAAAGAAGAAATAGAAAAGTTAGAGAGTGGATTTGATAAGTTCCTAGAGGAGTTATCGGATAGGGAGCAACCTGAAGCTTGTAATCTAGAAGATGAAGATTGTGAAGCTTGTGGTAGTTAAAAAGAAAGAGGGTTATTAGCCCTCTTTTTTAGTTATATTCCATTCGTAAGTAAAAGGTATATCTTCTTCTAAATCAATCAACTTCTGTAAATACACAGCTAAGTCCATCGCTTCTTCTTGAGCGTGTTTAAGCCACTCTAATCGACTTAAGTCAGTTCGTTCCATAGTAACACCATACTTATCTTTACCTATCTTAGAACGCTCTAAAATCTTCTTGCAAACTTTTGCTTCTATCTTACTCATCTTTCCTTAATTATTTCGTAAAACACAGGGTCAATCTCTTCAATCTTAGCTTGTATTTCACCCCAAGCTCTTTTTACATCGGCTTCATCGCCTACATCTAATCTACTACCAGTACCTTGGTTAGCTACATTAGATGCGTTTAATTCCAACAACTTATCTATCTTAGCTCTGATAGTCTTATTGTCGTAATACTTTGGTGTGAGTTTCTTCTTTGTCATAAGAGTTTTTATTTTAGTTTTTCAAATGTAAAAAAAAAAGAGAAGGAATCCAAACGACCCTCCTCTTTTCACCAAAACAAAACAAAACTAGGTAATCAACAAAAGAAAAGAATATTACCTTGAATGCTTCAAATATACAACAACTTTCCCTTATCGTAATCAATATATGTAATATACTTATAAACAAATTTCTTTCTACCAAATTCAGTAGACTCAGGTAGGGTTCTCCACTTCCACTTATCTACTCTGTACTTGTTTAAATTATGTATCAACACCGACCCACAATCAAAGAAGTTTATATAAAGACCTTGAGCAGATGTTTCGTTCTTACTCCTTCTTAAAAGTCTTTCGTACTTGTGCATTTCAAGTATAAGACCATCACTATACTTCTCTTTAGCATAATCTAAACTAAAATTCCTTGCCTTCATTTCACAGTAGAACTTCCTACCATCCCATTCGTAGGTAAAATCCCAAAAGTCATATTTACCTTCACTTGGAGTTACCTCTACATTATACTTACCTGCGAATCGTTCTAGTAATAAAAGCTCTTTCTGTGTCATAATAGTTTCTATTCGTTTAACTTCTTTAATATATTCAACTCTTCTTGAACTTCTAACAAAGCATTAGCCATTTCTAGTTCACTTGCTTGTGCTAACAACTTTTCTCTTTTGTAAACCAAAGCTTGTGTGTGCAACCAAGTAAACGCTAAAGCACTTTCATCAAACACTTTTAACCTAGCCTTCATCTTATCTGCTTGAGGATGATCTACATAACTTGCGTATTGTTCGTACATTTTAATTACCTCTCCTTGATGTGCTATAAACTTATCTAAGCTATTTATCTCATCAGGACTTGGGTCGGCACTTCTTAATAATTCTAGTGCTTTTATTGTAATTTGGTCTGGCATAATAATTTAAAATATTGAGTTAGTTCTTGGTTTTGCATCTTTAAGTGGGTCTTCTAAACTACCATTCTCGTTTAAGAATCTAAATCTTCTTAATTTATAAGAATAGTAAAGTAGAATAGGTTTATCACTAGGAGTAGGTACACCTACTAACTTCTGAAACTTAATCTTTTGAACGTGTATCTCAGTTCTATTCCAATCATCAGAGAAGGGGTCACGATGAAATACAATAAAGTTATCAGCCCTATTACCAAACATAGCACCATATTCTACATCACTCATTGTTGGAGCAGGTCTAGTACCATCGTCATTTCTTTTACGAGTAGCTGCTGTACCAGGATGCACGACTAAGTAAAAAGATACATTATGTTTCTTAATAAACCTCCTTATATTACTTAAAGCATCATAGTAGTAATCATACTTAGATTGTCTTTCTGCTGATTTTAAATCATTAAGAGGATCTAACGATATACCATCTACAGGAGAAACCATCATATAATCCTCAAACGATTGCAACAACTCCTCAACAGTTGGGGTTTCATCAAATGTAATAACAGAGAAATGCTCATAAGCCCAATCTATAGCTATAAGAAAATCGTCTTGATTCATTCTATCGCCTTTATCTTTATCGGCTGTATTACCAATATACATTTCAGCAATATCAATCATCAAATCTCCGATAGGTTCGTTCTCAGGACAATACATTAACCACTTCCAATTATACATCTTAGATGCCATTATCATCATAAATAATTGAGCTGTGGTCTTACCAATATTAGCAAAACCAGTCATAATAGTTAACTCGCCTTTACGATATGTATAATGCTTGTTTAAGGGACTTATACCTGTCTTTAACCCTTTAGTATATCCATTAGAATAAACCTTCTTACAATAGTCGTAAACCTCTTGTTTAGATGTTATTCTATAGCTCATAGTCCCATCTCTTTAAGTTGGTCGTTTAAGTAGCCTGAATTACTTGGACTATTTTTAGTTTCCCTAGAAATCCAACCTGAAGCAGCCATCTTCCAGTTTTTCATCGGATTCTTACCAACTTTCCATCCTTGAGATTCATAGTAATAAAAAAACTTCTCACCCAAAGCTTTGCTACTACCCTTTTCAATAAAGTATTGTATAGACTCTTGAATGTTTTTAGGTCTATTCTTTACTTCCTTTTTTACTTTGCTTTCAGAACACTCTAACACATCTTGAACTGAGTTGTCCTGTAATATTTTTAAGATTGATTGGTGTACCTTGCTATTAGTTAGCCTTGATCCGTACTGAAATTTTATAAACGATGCTAAATACCACCTTCCATTATCTAATACACGAACCCTCTCTTTATCTTTATTGATTAAGGTTAAAAACTCATCAACAACTATATCTGTTCCTGTAGTAAATTCAAATAGTCTTTTGTTGATTTTGTAAATACCTGCGTGGTCACAGTTATCGCAAATGTAAATCCAAAATAACTTGTAGTTTATAGGGAGGTCAAGAAACCAATCTTCACTCCACTTGTTTGTGTCTGTAAATCTTTTAGCCATATTTTCTTTTGTTGTCAATTTTGTTTTGGTAATTTAATTAAGTGTGGCTCATAGGTTTTGTTTGAAAGTCTTATCGGCAGTAGCTATGATTATTAGAGTTTAACTGCTAGTCACTCTCGCCACCTTTTCTTAATTAGAATGGTAAATCATCACCTACTGATTTTGCAGAGTGAAAACCATCATCTACGAGTGCTACCTCTTCTTCTTGCTTGATGGTAAATACCTTCCAAGCTTGTAAGTCTGTATAGTATCTATCGTTGTACTCTCTCGACTCAACATTAAAAGATACTTCTACATTTTGACCAACCTTATTATACTTCATAAAGTTGTCTACCTTCTCTTCACCAAATACGCTGAAGTGAACATTTTTAGGGTAATCACCCTCGGTTTGTACTACAAAACCTAACTTCTTCCAGTTCTTACCTGCTTTAGAAGTTCCTTCTTGAACATCTTGAATCTTTGTGATGCTCCCTTTTAACTTTAAATCGCTCATTTTTGTTTAGCTTTCTAAGTGTTCATAATAACGGTCTACGACCTCGATAAAAAAATTTTTGGCATCAGGTTGCTTCATCATCTCATCGACAATAGCAGCCTGTAATATACTTAACTCTTCGTGATAATTTAGATTAATTCTCATCTCAAAATCATCATCTGAAACCACATTAATTGAAACAACTAAAGACTCATCTGTTTCATCTTGTATTGTTTCGTGGCAAACATCTATAACGTTACTTTTCATTTGATTGAATTAGTTGTTTAATTGCTTTTACTTTACTTGGCTCTTTTACATTAGCCCTTAATATACTCTTTATCTTACCCTCTATTGTAAGTTCAGAAGATTTAATTGGTTGTGTATTTACTAAATCTTTAAAACCTTTAAACAAAGGATCAAACTCTGTTAGATTGTTAAACGTCTTTACTGAATATACTACATTTGAGTGGTCACAATCNGTAAGCGTTCCNACNACACTTGTTGTAATATCNTTTGACGATATTAAATACCATCTTAACGAGTGCTTTGCGTTCATAACACTTCTTTTCCTAGTTTTAGTAAGGATAACATCAGGGTCTATACCCCAATATGTTGATGCTAAAACTAAACCTTTTACAAGCCTATCTTTGGCGTATGCAGGTACTGTTGTTGCTTTCATAAATCTCCGTAAATTAAGTTATTATTTTGTTTTGGTAAATTAAGTTGTTGTAGCAAAGATACATATTCTTCTCGACCTTGCTCTATAAATCCTTCAGAACATCTGAAAATTCCTATTTGAAATGGTGGTTGAGTTTCTATCACAATGAAAACGAACTCTTTAGCACCAAAGCCATCCATATAAAAAGCTGCTTGTCTATGGTAAGAATACCTGTAAGCACTCTTCTTAAACTCTGTAATCGGTTTAGATGTTGTCTTTAAATCAACTAACATACTACCACCATCAACTACCATATCAGCTTTACCCTTACACTTTCTCATAGTGTTAAAATCTAACCAACACTTCGGTACTTCCTTCTCAGAGTTATCCAGTATATCTTTAATCTCTTTGAACTTATACAACTTATCTCTCATATTAAGAGCTTGATTGTACTGATCCATATTAATAACTATACCTGGTTGCTCTTCAAAACTTCTCTTCCAACCTTTATTAAGTTTACTTGCCATCGACTTATCCTTTTCAGGTCTATCTTCAGGGTTAAATACAATAAACTTATCTTGGTATTCTTGTGGCTCTAACACTAANGTGTGTAATAGATTNCCAAACCTTAGTGCAGGAGAGTCTATTAAACCACCTCTCTTCATCATTTGATAATATTCGTAACCTTTTTTAAGNTANCCTAACTGAGAGTTTGTAGTGTACTCCCAATCTCCGTAATACTCCTGGTCTGTTTTAAAGTTCTTCATAGCCTTACCATTCAAATTTACCAAACATTAATTCAAAAGAACTTTTGTAAACCAAATTTTTATTCTTTAGTGCTTGTAACTCTCTTAACCTTTTAAGTCTATGTTTATGAGAAGTTTCATTAACTCTTTTAATTTGCAATTCTTTTTTATTCATTTTCCTCGTAATGTTTTATGTTTTTAATGTGTGTGAAATCTATATCGTATATTAATATCAATAGATTTATTAAATAGTGTAGTCCTAAAGCTAAAAAAATAAACCAAGGAGCTTTTGCTACAATCAATATCCAAAGTAATACTATAAGTAAAAACATATTTATTTGATTTTGCTTAATAACTGTTTCTCTTGATCCTTAGACATTTTGTACTTAGACATAGCCATCTCTACTTGCTTACCTTTACCCTCACCTATAGCAAACTCCATCTGATTAAATATCTCATCAGTCATAGTTTGTCGTGTAGGTTTAGTATCTCTAATTCTAAGTGCGTCTACTTGCTCTCCAAAAGCTTTTACGTTCTTCTCTACATACAACGTAACTTGTACTCCTATCCAGTCCTCTACAAGACCACTACCTGAAACTTTCTCGATAGCCTTAGAGTTAGTCCTATTTAATATCATAGGCTTACTAAACTCCTTAAAATGCACAACAAAGCAATCTTCTTTTCTACCTTGTTGACCTACAACTTTATCTTGGGCTAACTTACTTATTGTAGCTATAACCTCTCTCTTACCATCTAAAGAGTAAGAACCTAAATACTCGTAGTTAAATTGTTTTTTCCAATGACCTTTCATAATTATCTCGTTTTTGAATTAATCCTTATTTCAATTAATGTAGCTAATACTACTAATCCAATTACTATGTAAATACCTATCATAGCTTTCCTTTTACTTGACCTCCTGGTCTTTTAATAATACCACCGAATCCGTTGTATTCAGTAACGTCTTTCATTTCTGTTCCACAGTTACAAATTAGTTCAGGTGTAATTAGTTTATCGTCAACTACAGCCATAGTAAACTTAGTAACCTCTACTGTGTTATCACAATCTTTACAATACAACTTCATTGCTTTTCTCTTCTTTATCTACATTCTCACGAATCATATAAACCATATCAGTTATAGCATCATTAAGTTGCTCTATTACTTGTTGGTTTTGTTTAAGCCAATTAGAATCTATTTGCTTCTCATAAGCTTTAACGTGATTTTGTAATAAGTTAAACTTCTTTTTAAGTAATCCTTTATGTAATCCTTTAATATTATACAGTTGCTCACTAAATGATTTGTAAGTGGCTAACAATAATAATAAATCAATTTGTTCTTCTTTAGTTAAGTCCATAAGGAGGGGTGGTATAAAATGTTTATATATATATAGTCAAAAATGCAACTTTCACTTTTGCGTTTTTACAAAAGGCTTATCCAGTACAGACATAATCTCTTTGATCCTATCTTTAACTTCCTTCATAAATACGTTTGAACATTCTAAGGACTCTTGAGCTTGTCCTGATTCTAAGAATAATGTAAATCGAACTATAGGAACATCACCTATACTTACATTTGATAATTCGTATGGAATCCAAGCGTGACAAGTAACAGCTTCGTCATAACAATCTTTATTCCACATTAAAACTAATTCATACTCTAGTATTTTTTCTAAAGCTTGTAATCTACTTCTTTTCATAATAATTTGTTTTGTTTAATAATTCTGTACAAATATAAATAAAAATATTTTAATAAAACAAAATAATTCCCCAGGATTTTAATTAAAACACATTAAAAATGAATGAAATTAGGACTCCCTCCTATCGGTAGGGGAGGGGTTTCACGCATATAGAAATCTACATATATAGATAACTATATATATTCGGTAGGGGAGAGGTGTCGCGGGTTCGAGTCATTTTTTTCATTTGTTTGTATTGTTTTTTTATATATATTTGCCTCAGTTAATAACCAAAAACAAAAAATATGTTACAAATTAAATCAAAAGAGGTCCAAAGCTTAAAACCG